ATCATAGTCTCTGCTTGGAATTTAACTAATGCCTCAGTCATTAACGGATGGTACACATTGCATGCACCTGGCCATGGCTCGGTACGATCTTCTACTTTCATACCAAGTAGTTCAAGTCCATCCACGTAAGTATCTAGCCAATCTTTACGAGCTGAGATATCTGCTTCGTATTCACCGAGTAAATCACCTGATAATTCTTCTAATACACCTTCGTCAAGATGTTCAGCTAAGTTATCATTAAAGTCTTCAGACGTTTCTTGTTGACGTCCAATATCAATTTCCATTCCGTCAATGCCGATGTGCACTGCTTCTGGATCTACAACCTCGATTTCAATATCAGGTTGACCTTGTGCTAATTGTTCTAAACCTTGAGGTGCTTGGTATAAACCTTTATCTATATTTGCCATACGTTATCCTTTTTTAAATATTTTCACGAATTCATGCAAGTTAGGGTATTTTTCTGCGTCTAGTTCACCTTGATCGTATAGATTTGCGCACTCTATTGATCTCATTAAGAATAAGTCTAACTCGCTTAATGAACCGTCCGGATTTTCTAATGCATTGGGTCTATCTAGTTTACTAAATAGTTTTACTAATCTATCTACTTCAGGTCCAAATGTTTGTTCTACTTTCCAACTTGTGTATGATAAACACCCAGTCTTGTAAGCATTTGTTCCATATATAGAATGTAAACCGCCAGCTAGCGCTAGTATATCATTAGCCCCTACAGATTTTAGTATGTGAAACACCCGTATCAAGTGATCCATCAACGATCCGTTCTTATGAGGCTTCTTATCAGCACCAATTTCTTTTAAGAACTCTGTTAATAATTCTTCAGCTTCATAGATTGCTTTGGGGTCTATCGTTGCTTTAAACATTAACGTCGTTCTAACTTTACTACATATCCTAGATATAGCTGCCGCTTTGTGGGGTATAGTTCCTGGGAATGAAACTACTTTGCCATAACTAGGTATAACTGATTTAATAATTTCTGTTTTAAGTGGGTCATAGAACATTGTCTCGCCACCCCAATTTGCATTCCAATCATCTAAGTAAATTACTATAGTATGATCCTCTTTACGTTTAGTATCTGTATGAATATAGCCTTCTGTACCAAATGTATGTCGATTAGAATAGCAGCGGATAAGTGTTGCTTTATCTTTATATAGTTTATTATTTAAATCTTTCCATACTTCTTTAAATGCTTGTGGCAATCTATCTTTTATTTCTGTTGTATTTGTAATAGCCGTTTTAGCAATGTCTACATTCCAATGTCCAAACTGCATATCTGTATTAGATGGCCAACCATAAACCCAGTTAGCTTTGTCTAACCATGCATGACATAGTTTTAATTTATCACGTGGTATTAAGTTGTCTTTAATTGAAATCATTATCTTAGTCCCACAACGCCGTATAATATTTTCCAAATAGTCTTAGACCATTTTGAATACGAGCCCAATGTTTAGCATGTCCTTTCTTATCAAATTTCAATGTGTGCTTAGGACCTTTTTTCAATTCATAATCACCATCATCCTTTTTAATCCATTTATGGTCTATTTTACCTGTCCAGAATTGGTCAGCCCAATCAGGTTTGTTTAGTTCGGTGAATGACCATATCATCTCGTTTAACACATGGTCCCAACGTTTGAACCAGTTTTTGTCTGTTTCACCGTTCTTTGGTAACACTCTACGTTTATCTCGTAGGTTTGCTGGCACGTCTTCGTTATCTACATGAGGTGCACCATGCTTATCCTTCTTAAGTTGTTTAAGCATAGGTAAGATAATACGAGTGAGTGTGCTATCCATGGACCATGTATCCCACTTATCAATCTTAACGTAGCGAATATCTCTATTAAAGAACTGACGTATATCAAATAAGATTGAGCAAAAGAAGTCAAGATGTGTATACTTGATTATGTTCTCAACTAATGGCTCATCATAGTTAATCTCACGCCAAAAGATTATCTTCTCAATAATTGTGTAAGGTGATATCCAATTATCTTTAGGTTTATTAAAATAGATTTTCATTCTTTATCCTTTAAATATTCAAACAAATCATTATTTTGTTTAATAGACTCATTTAATTTATTCATCGCGTGTATATGTTTTTCTTTTGGTATAGTAAAAATTTCAATAGGGATATCTTTTCTTTTATAAGCATTGTTACGACCTAACTTATATCCTTCTTTCCAAGCTTCCCACATCTTTTCATCGTCATACTTTAATTCACACATACTAGGACTTTGAGAAAAAACTCTTTCATACCACCATTTAAATTCTTCGCTATATTCAGGTTTCATACTAAGTACAACCTATTCCTATTACCTTTATAACTTGCTATATCTTCAGGTTCATCACTTGGTAATCTAATAAACCCACCTTGTCTAAACCGCATTAATGCTAGTGTTGTCGAGTCAACCAAGTCATCATTAGCACCACTTGGAAAGTCATTACATTCTTCTACAACTTCTTTTGCCCATCGTCTATCGGGAATCCAAACAATTCCTGATCTGAAAAGATCTGATACTGCATTAACTCTTGATATTTTGTCTTGCCCTTTACCAGGAGTAAACTCTCCAACAGGTATACCCATGCGACGCATCTCTTGATAAAGTACAGCACCGTTAGATTTCTTTTCCACAATGAATGCATCAGGTTCCCAATCTTTATATTCACGTATCACTAAATCTTTTAACTCTGGATACTCCAACCGTTCCTTAATAGAGTTTAAAAGAATAATGTTATAGTTATTTGTTTCTTCATTAAAGAAGACGCCCCAAGTCGTGAGCGCGTTATAGTCCGCTCTATTATTTGCTTCTTGTGCTGCGTCTAAACTCATGATGGTGAACTCGCATTGAGGAGGCATATCTTTCTCCCATATGTTCCACCATTCTCTTTTAATTAGTGCACCTTCTTCTGATGTAGGATTTTGTAAATACTGCGCATTCCAGTAACGTACATCAAGTGCTTGTTTCTTAGCTAATAATTCTTCTAGTGGCCAGAACTCAGGCCATAAACTTTTTTCTTCACCATTTTTATCTTCTATGATCGCTGGGAACTCTACTACTTCCCACTCTTCCGATCCTTCATTCTTTACCATCTGATTAACAATCTGCCCAGTTAAATCTAACTTAGACCATCTTGTCATTACTACAATAATCGCTCCACCAGGCATAAGACGCTGAAGAGGACCAGACTGAAACCACTCATAAGCAGGTAGAAAAACATCCGGACGTCCAAGCTTCGCATCCTGTTCTGAATGAGGATCATCGATAATAAAAAGATCGGCGCCGCGCCCAGCAAGAGCGCCCCCCACACCGATAGCAAAGTACTCGCCATTAAAATTAGTCCCCCATCGTGATGCACTTTTACTGTCCGCCTGTAACTCTACTGTAGGAAATATATCTTTATACAACTCACTACCAACAAGGTTACGCACACGGCGTCCAAAATTAACAGCAAGGTCAGCAGTATGTGACGCCATAATAATTTTCTTATCTGGGTACTTTCCCAAAAACCAGGCAGGAGCAAGATATGATATAAGCTCAGATTTCCCGTGCCTTGGAGCAATGTTAACAATGACTCTCTTCTTTTTGCCTGCAGCAATGTCTTCAAAGATTTGAGCCAAGTGCTTATGGTGTGCACCAACTTTATAACCAGGATATACATGTTTAACAAAATCTAAAAACCTAACCTTTCCTACTTTTTGTGTTAATTTTTTATCGTACTCTGCTAACTCTAATTCAGTCTTGCGTTTCATTTCCTCAGTCATATGAGGAAGCGCATTCTTTAATTTAATAATATCTTCAGGTGTTAACTTTCTATTCTTCATCAACAACTTCTTCTACATCTATAATCTTGCCTTCAATACTTGCTAATGTTTTTAATAGACTGTCTTCTACTTCTTCCATAGATTTAGATATGTGTGTAATTTCTGATTTACGTTTGAATGCATCTACACCGTCTACTTCACCAATCGCTTTTAACGCAGCTATCTTATCTTTATCGTTCTTAGCTCCCTCTGCCAAGCGGACTAAATTATTAACGACGTACATCTTAAATTCTGCTAAGTCTTTCACAATCATACAGTTACTTTGTGCAACGAGTCCTGCTAGGAACGCCATCGTTTCATTTGGATACTGAGCAAACTCAGGTCTTAGGGTAGGGTTACTTATCATCTCTTCAGCTAACCTAGTTGCTTCTCTAATATCATTCTTATCAGGTTCTATATTGTCACCTTTTAAATCTGATATTAACTTTATAGTACTGGCTCGCATTTTAATTTCTTCATCGACACTTAGTTCGGGCATAGCATCAGCTGCATTTTTAGGTAAAGGAATATCC